ATATCCGCCGGTATGTGGGCAGTGATGGAATGCATTTACCGGCATGGGAACAAGATCAATTAAGTTTTGCTACGCTTGCATTTCCAATTCGACTTTCATGGGATCAGTCGATAACTGTAACTAAGATTCGGTGTCACAAACTATTAGCTCCGACATTTGAATTTGTTTTTCAAGAAATGGTTCGTAAGGATTTTGCACGTTTCGTCAAAACGTATGGTGGATGTTTTAACTATCGTCCTCAACGTAGTGCTACGAAACTTTCAACGCATTCCTGGGGCATTGCCATTGATTTAAATCCTGAATCAAACGAACAGGGAACAATGGGCAATATGAATCCTGGCATCATAAAGCTGTTTGAAGCCGCTGGCTTTGAATGGGGTGGTCGTTGGTTGCCATCTCGCCAAGACCCGATGCACTTTCAATACGCAACTGGTTATTAAATCAAAGGAGAAAACAATGAAAGCACTACGAATCCGATTTGGTCTAGGCGCATTGCTTATCGCGTCTTGCCTTGTTATAACGGCTTGCCCGAACAACGATCAAGTCAAAACCGCAGCCGATGCTGTCAACCGTTACGGTACAACCTTGAGTTCATTGCAGGATGCGGAGATTCAATTGCATAGCGCCGGGAAGGTGCCCGATGCTATTCACGCGAAGATTTTGCAATCTGAAATCATTGCAGCAAAAACTGGTCATGCTTTGGACGCAGGGATTAGCGTAGCGTCAAAGGGCAACGATCCTTCGGCGTATATTGATGCTGCGAAAGGTTCCTTCGATGATTTGCTGTCAGCAATCAATCTGGACCCGAATACAAAACAAGGTTTGGAACTTGCTGCGAATGCTGCGAATTCTGCATTACAGAATGCCGTTACGCTGATTCAGCAATTGAAGGCATCAAAGCCGTCACCGGCAACTCCCGCACCGGCTGCGCCAGCGTCAACACCAACAACGCCAGCACCTTCAGGAAGCGCAATATGGTTGCTGTTTGCAATTGGTTTTTTTCCAATGATGGCTGCGGCTGGTGTTGAAATCACGCAAGTAGTGAGTCTTTTGAATCTTGCGGTTCAACTAGAGCCTGTTGCTTTCGACTTAGTAATGAAACTTACTACAAGTTTGAAAGGTAAGACAACTGAAGAAGTGCTTGCTATGAATGAAGCAATTTTCAGTAAGATTGAAGCAACGGCGCAAGCTGAATTGAATAAGCAAGTTCCACCTACGCCGTAACCAGATCACTAGGGAGAAAGGGTCAAGATAGCTTGACCCTTTTGCATTTTCATAGTAAGTTGATTTCATAATGAACGATCAAGAGCGCGATAGCTTAAAACGTGATTTCGCCGCCAATCTGTTGCGGTATCGTGACGATCCCGCTAAAGCGGCTTTCGCTACTACGCCTGATGTTGGGTTAGCTCTGCAAATCGCTCGCGATTGGCCTAAAGATGGCTTTGTTCAAACGCAGATGGATAAATTGCTGTCCAGCATTGATGCAACTAATTTCCTGCCTACAAAAGAAAGTCAAGCGCGAGATATCTACGCAATTGCGGTTGACGCAAAAAATCCTATCGAAGATCGTCTGAAGGCCCATCGCCTATATGCGGAAGTGCGCGGATTCATTGAAAAACCGTCGCAGAGTGGCGGCGGAATCAACATTCTTACGCAGGGCGTAATGATCGTAAAGGATCAAGGCACAGATCAGGAATGGGCAGCAAAAGCGAAGGAACAACAGCGGACCTTAATCGGCCATGCAACAGTTAACTAACTCCGCCGAACGTCCGATTGTTTGGCAACCGATCCCGAATTCTTCGCAAGAGCTTGCGCTTGATTCCCGTTGCAATCACACGCTGTATACGGGATCGCGCGGTCCAGGTAAATCCGACACTCAATTGATGCGATTCCGCAGACGTGTGGGTATCGGATATGGTTCCTTTTGGCGCGGGATCATTTTTGATCGTGAATACAAACATCTTGACGATCTTATTGCTAAGTCGAAGCGATGGTTCGATCAATTTAACGATGGTGCTGATTGGAAGGCTGCGACATCTTCATTGAAATGGGTATGGCCGACCGGCGAAGAACTTTTGTTTCGTGTTATTAAAGATGTTCGCGATTATGACAACTATCATGGTCAAGAATATCCGTTCATTGGTTGGAACGAATTAACGAAGTATCCGAATCCAATTTTGTACGATATGATGATGAGTTGCAACAGATCATCATTTACAGCAGAGAAAGACGCTCCCATTAACCCAAAGACAGGTAATCGAATTTTTGTCCCGCCGATTCCTCTTGAAGTATTCTCTACTTGCAATAGTTATGGTCCAGGGCATAGTTGGGTTAAGCAACGTTTCATTGATGTAGCTCCGTATGGCGAAGTTGTGTATAAAACGGTGAATGTATTTAATCCACGTACGCAACAAGAGGAAGATGTTACGCGAAGCCAAGTAACGATTTTTGGTTCGTACAAAGAGAATATCTATCTTGATCCAATATACGTTGCCGGTTTAACTGAAAATCCCGATGAGAATTTAAAAAAATCTTGGTTGGATGGTAGTTGGGACGTTGTAGCTGGCGGAGCACTTGACGATGTTTGGGTACGACGAATTCATGTTATACCGCGTTTTCAAATTCCTGAAACATGGCATTTGGATCGTACTCTTGATTGGGGAAGTAGCAAGCCTTTTAGCGTAGGCTGGTGGGCAGAGGCGAATGGCGAGGAAGCGGAGTTACTTGATGGAACTACGTTCTGTCCTGCACCTGGATCGCTTATTCAACTTGGTGAGTGGTATGGAAGTAAAAGCATTGGAACGAATAAAGGTATAAAAATGGGCGCAACGGATGTTGCAATAGGCATTCGGGAACGGGAAGAACAAATGCTTTCCGACGAATGGATACTACAGCGTCCCAATCCAGGGCCAGCGGATAATTCAATTAGCGATGTCGTTGAAAAAGACAATGAAACTATTGAATTTAAGATGGCAAAGAAAGATGTTCGTTGGCAGAAAAGTAATAAGTCGAAAGGAACGAGAATAAACGGCCTTGAACTAATTCGCGAACGGCTGAAAGCTGCGAAAGGCTTTGAAGAACCTGCGCTTTACTTTATGGAGAACTGTCGCGCTAGTATCGCAACATTGCCCATACTACCCCGTGACGAAGTTCAGCTTGACGATGTGGATACGGAGTCTGAAGATCATGCGTATGATATGGTTCGTTATCGTGTCTTGAAAGGCGCTCAAAAGTATGCTGCCAAGCTAAAAGTTAAATGGGTTAATTGAGGTGATAAATGGCAACGCGTAAACGAGTTCCGCGCACTACGAAAAAGAATGTTAACTTTGTTCGCAATGAAGTTTCTAATTTACTTCCGGCGTATTATCTCATTCGAGATGCGATTGAAGGTGAAATTGCGATTAAAGGACTTATTGGCGGAGCTAGTAGTGGAATTTCTGGTGCTGGCAATGGCGGCTTGCCAATGGTTGTTACTAACATCATGCTTTCTCGCGCCAAGCAATATTTACCGCAACCTAATGCGCAAGATACTTCGATTGCAAACACCGAACGATACAGAGCTTATGTAACTCGCGCTGTTTGGTATGGAGTTACAGGTCGAACTTTAGAAGGGATGGCCGGTCAAATATTTTTGCGTGATCCAATAGTTGAAATAGCGCCAGAATTAAATGCGCTTCAAAAGAACGCGGATGGTGCTGGATTAACTCTAAATCAAACCGCGTATCGAGCGGTTCGTAATGCAATTGCCTATGGTAGAACAGGTATTCTTATTGACTATCCTGTTCAAGATACTCCTGCGACCGTCAAAGCAATCGCTGACGGAGATGTTCAACCTACATTCACTGTATACCATCCTTGGGACATAATCAATTGGCGTTTCACGATTGAAGGTGCAAAGAAAAAAATTACAATGGTTGTGCTTCGCGAAGTTGTTGAAGATGAGGATGAAGATGGATTTGGTTTAAACACAACGGAAAGTTATCGTGTTCTACGTCTTGATGACAATGGAGAACATTATGTTGAAACGTATGAAGGCAACGATATGGAAACTACTTATCCAGTAGATGCTAACGGCAAGCGAATGACCGAAATTCCATTTCAATTCATTGGAGCCGAAAGTAACGACATAGCTCCTGGCCGTCCACCATTGTATGATTTAGCTGCATTGAACATTGCGCATTACCGCAATTCGGCTGATTACGAGGAAGCTTGTTTTATTGTTGGACAACCTACGCCTGTACTGATTGGACTTGACGAAAATTGGGTTAAGACGATTTTGAAAGGCGAAGTCACACTCGGCTCTCGTTCGGCTATTCCGCTTCCTGTCGGTGCAAATGCAATGCTTTTACAGGCTAAAGAGAATTCGATGTCCATTGAAGCAATGAAAGCCAAAGAGGAGCAAATGGTTGCTCTTGGCGCAAAGTTGGTTCAGTTACAGCGAACCTCGCGAACAGCTACACAACAGATCATCGAAACAACTTCCGAAAGTTCGACGCTTGCCAATATTTCGCAGAATGTTTCAAACGCTATAATGTGGGCACTTGATAAAGCGGCTGCGTTTGTAAGCAATAGAGTAACTCCTGCGAAGTATCAATTGAATAAAGATTTTGATCTTACCAGCATGACGGCTGACGATCAAAATGCGATCATCAAAGAGTGGCAATCTGGTGCAGTTAGCTTTAGTGAGATGCGAAGTGCAATGCGAAAGGCAGGTATCGCAACGCAAGACGATGCAGAGGCGAGAGCCGAAATTCAGAAGGATATTGCTGACGGTTTGATTCCTAATCCGGCATTGCAAAACGCTCCGGCGCTAGGCGTGCCCGATCCAAAAGCGCCTTCCGATGCGGGTGGGCCACAACCAAAACGTATTCGACGGCAATCGAAACCGCAAGGTAGCGCGTAGCTGTTGAAATTTAGGTATTGACATTTCGAAGTAATTGTAGCTAGTATTCCGGCTACGGTATGAG